TTACCGCCGTAAGTGCTCCGGCTTCCTCCACTGGTAAGTATTTTTCGCGCTCTCCCTCCGTTGTTGAGAACGGCGACGATATGCCAGCAACTCAAGGACTCTTGTTCGTATGTTGCGCATATCCACGCCGTTAAGCTCAATACCGTCACGGCGCATCACCTCAGCCACCACACGCGCGTAATTTTCAGCGGTGACGCTGTCCGGCTGCGTGGCCACCTGTTTGCCTGTTGCCTGACAGATTCCGGTAATACGGCGGATTACTTTCAGTAGTTCGGCGTCGGTCATGGTTATGGTTTCCATAGTGATGGGGGAACAATTTCTGTAATCTGCGAAGCTGGCGATCGGTCAGACTCAAATGCCTGGCAACTTCAGTCTGAGTAGCCACTGTTCACCTCGCCCAAAAATCTCCCCTCATGCGTTTTAAACATGCATCTTGCGAACAACTTTATGAAACGCGGCATATATGTCCGGTTTGAGTGTTCAATTTTTGCGCATGTCCGGTTCGCAGAAAGCGCATTTCTATATTTTTCAAATGGTTAACCTTCAGAGAAACCGGACATGGTTTCCGAAAAATTTTCATAAATAGTGAAATTCTGCGCCGCTCCCGCCCCGTGGCAGGCCACCCCACCGGAAGGACCCGCAAAAAAAGCCGGATTTCTCCGGCCTTTTCTCAGATGGTTTTCAGTATGCGATCGATTTCGCCGTCATCACCCTGATATCTGCCATCGTATGCCATGCCAGGGCTTACGGCCTGCGGGCTGTGCATGTCCATAAAGTTTTCAAAGGCTGCGGTAAGCTCCGGCGCAACCTTCGGGCGTTCCTGCTCTATGGTCATGTTCAGGATTTCCCGGGCATTATCGACGCTAATACATGGCACGTTTGCCATTGCACGTAACAGCGGCTGATAGTCGTCAGATTCATGAAGCGCCATAATCGCATCAGTGCGCGGCTTGTCCTGCTCTTCCAGTTTGTTAAGTTGATATATAGCCTCGTAGGTTGATAAACCTCTGTCCGCCATTGCCCGCGCTTCGGCTTTAAATTTACTCGCTAGCGGTAGCGCCATGATAGCTTCATTGATTGCCATCGTTCCCCCTGCTTATCGCACCAGTGGCTGAACGGATACGCCAGAACCCGCAAAAGCGGCGCATTTTTTCGCGTCGGTGTCGACGCTCTCGGGCCAGTTAACGGCGGCGATATTAAATATCCCCGTCTTGTAACACTGTGCTGATTTCTGCTTTGACGTGTCCACGGGGTACGCCGTCAGATAAACAGCCTTGCCAGATTCCTGACCATCCCACGCCTTAAACTCGCCATTGTCCGCCAGCATCAGCGGAAAAATGTACCAGCGTCGTGGCAACCTGCTGTGTGCCTGCATATAACTCAACATATGGAGTGCCCATAGAATCTCCCGTTAACCAATTTTCACAGTAACAAATTTGCGGATATCTGCCGGAACCGGCTGTGGTGCGCTGTGCGTCTGCACGTACTCAATCGCCGGATCGCCGCTCTCAATCCAGTTTTTCGGGTAGTACATGTTTTGCGTTGCGCCCGTTCTTACCGCTTCCGGATCCATAATCGCGCCATAGGCCACCAGACCTTTATTGCTGGTGTTGCCTAGGACAAGCAAATCAGGCTCAAGGAAATATTTTTCGGTGCCGTCGCTGTCGGTGTATTTGCCGGAATAGACGATAAGGGCCAGATCACCCAGATAGCCTTTAAAGCTCACCACTTCGCCCAGGTTTTTACACGCCAGCTCTGCGGCGGATTCTGAACCACGGGAAAGATCGTACAGCTCGCGGAATTTTTTAAAGCTACGTAAGGTGCGCCATACGTCAGCGCCCATAATCATGACGTTGGCGGGGCAGCTGGCCTGTTCGGCGTATAGCTCGATGTCATCTGTCGGATCATGCGTCTCTTTATTCTGCTCAGACCATTTTTTTCCTGGCCCCTGATGGACAATGCAGTTTGCCGGCATATTCCAGTCGATTTCATAGCGTTCTATGCCTTCGCCTTCAATGATGTTTTTTCCGGTCGTGACCGCATTCACTGCCAGCCATTCCACACGCGCTTTAATGGCGTTTATCTGGCGGCGCATGTTGCCAGTAATGAGGCGCATACGTCGCCAGGTGGGGTCGTTAAGCAGTGCCGGATCTTCTCCAGCCATGCGCATGATGGTTTTTGATGGATCGATTTCGTGTTTGGGTTTCATGTAGCCAGGGCGGATAGTGCTTGTTTCGTACCCTTTATCACGCTGAACCTGGCTACCCACCACAGGCGAACAAAACGCCGACATGGTGACTTCTTCAATGTCCAGGGTATCCAGCATGACATCTTGTGTGTTGAAGGTTGCTACTTTCGGGAAAAACAGCGTGGTAAACAGCGGACTGAATTTAAATTCCGGGATATCCCCGCGATTCAGGTACGCGAAAAGCTGGTTAGTGTTAAGTGCCGTTGCTTTGTCTGCCATTATTCACCCCCATGAGTCTGATTCATGCCAAGCGCCGCACGTAAATAGGCGCGTACCTGCCAGCCTGTTGACGGCTCAACCATCGCCAGCGGATCAAGTCCTGCCGCAATGCCCGCTTTTACGTTCTGCTGGTGGCGTTCCTTGAGCGCCTCCACGATATCGGGGCTTATGTAAACTGTCACCCCGCCTTTTTTCTCTTCTGTCATAGTCAGAAATTCCTCTTCGACTTAAAAAATTATAACTGGATGTACATCCAGTTATAATTATAATCATAGTTGCATTTTGCGCAATAGAATTGAGTTGCGTTGCAAATTATGAAATGATTTACGGCAACAGTAGTCACCATGCTGTTAACCTCGTAAGCAAAAGCCCGATAAGCTTCCTCCTGTACTTATCGGGCTTTTTTTGGGTACAAAAAGCCGGATTTTCTCCGGCCTGTGCGTTCAGAACGGAATATCATCACCGTAGGGGTCATCGTCTCCCGCTGGTGGCTGATTACCCTGTGTGCCTGTGGTTTTGCGTCTGTTCCCGCTAGGGCGTGCCGCTCGGGCACTGATTACGCTGTCGGCAATAACCTGATAACCCTGCCGCGTTTCCCCGTTCTGTCAGCGTGGCAAAGTTTGCCGCTGCTGTGGTCATGAATGCGCTTATCAGGTCGGGATGTTCCTTCGCGTATCCTTCCCCCGCGTGGCGGTCTATCGTTCTGATTGCCACCTTTAAAGCGTGCTCTGTCATGTCTAACGCGCGATATTTCGGTTCTGTTCTGTCTCTGCGTTTTTTGAGTGATTTATTAAATTTTCCTGAAGTGTGCATGTTTATTTTTACCCCCTCGTTTAAAAAGTTTTGAGTTGTGCCTCCCCTTGTCTACCTTATCTACCTTGCTGGCCCTCATGCCAGTAATGGCGCGGCTTTCAGCGGGGTAGAGTGCTTTTATCCACTATCTACCCCGTGTCTACCTCCCTGTCTGATTCAGGTAAAATCAGGTAGAGAGGGTAGATAGTGGGTAGACAGTAAAAAAAAGCTGTCTACCTAACTTAATGTACTGAATTAAATGTATTTTCCTTTACTCAGGTAGACAGGGTAGACAGCAATTACAAAAAATTATAAAAACGCGTCGCACTCGTCTGTTGTTATTGCGTTAGTCTGCGTTACCCCCTTAACTTTCCGCGTAATATATTCATGTCCGTAAACTTTTGCGGCAGGCTTCATAGCCTTGCCAAAGTCATTTACGTTTAGCGGTTTGCTCCTGCCTGCGTATGCCATAAACGCCAGATAGACGCGGTAAAGGCTGTTCCTGGTCGTGTACTTCACTGAATCACCACCGCCACCCATCATCAGGCCGCGCGCTTCCTCCAGAAAATTCAGGAACTGGCAAAACTCAATAACCGGATCCGTCTGTTGCTTTATTGCCAGTGCTTCATCACCGTCATGCTGTTCCAGTAGTAAAGCCCGTGCCTTCTCAGGGTCGGTAAAGTTCGCCAGCAATCGGCGGATAATAACGGGGATTTCAGCCGCAATCTTTTCCGGTAGCTCCCTGTCTTTTTCGGCCTCACTGACGATATTGTCGAAACGGAAAATCACGCGACGACGTGCCACACCTCCGGCCCGTTCGGTGAATATCATCGGGTTGTTGTCGGTCGCCAGCACCACCGCCCTGATTACCGCCGTGAAACGCTTTTCATATTTCGGGTTAATTTCCACGGGGTCGCCGCCCGTGATTTTCTTGATGCCCGTTCCTTCGCCTGTATATTTCGGCTGGTCAGCCAGGACGATAAGACGACTCCCGACAACCTGCGCACGTCCACCAGCATCATCAAGCGATGTCATTTCAGCGCTTACCGTGTTCTGTTTCCCTGCCAGAAGGCTGGCTATGTGTGTGAATGTACTTTTACCGCTCCCGCCGTCTCCGGTGGCCTCAATAAACATCTGCCAGTCGTACCGGTTCGCCATAATCATGTAAAGCGCGGCACATATGCGCATCATCTTGCGCGGGTCTTTTCCGGCTGCGTGATCAAGCCATTTATGAAAGTTTGGCGCGTTGTCGCGGATATTCTCCCCTGGTGCTGGTGGCGTGTACTCAATGCCGTTGTGCGTGGTGATCCAGTTCTCCGGCGTGTGCGGGGAAAATTCCCCCGTTTTCAGGTTAAGCACACCATTAGTGAACGGTAGCAAATCACTGGACGGCTCGCCCATCGGGTCAGCAATAACTTTTAACGCTTCAACGGCGTTATTAATTGCCCGCTTGCTGAATGTGGCCCCGTGTTCTGAATAAACCGCCACCATTTCGCGGCTCAGTTCCATTGTGCTGACCGGACACCATATCCCGCCGCGCCATACGTGAACGATTTCACTTTCCGGATGCACACAAACGCCATCAAATCGACCAGCAAGCATCTGTGCGCGCTCACTGTCTGCCATCTGCGAAAGTTGCGCCTTTTGCTTTACCGGAAGCTCAATGACCAGACCATCAGAAAGATTCTGGCGTTCACGGGCCAGATATTCGCGCCAGTTCTGCACCTCCTGGCCGTGCATACCCTCAAGATAAAAATTTGCATCCTGTACACCTGCCGCCGCCAGCTTCTGACCAATCGCCTTGATCATTACAGGCTCAAGATGTCCGGCTCTGTATATGCGTGCTGATTTTCTGCCATCCGGCACAATTTGCAGATTATCCAGTTCGGATAGCTGCTGCTCTCCAAGCCACACAGGAGGCTCATTATCTCCGGCTGTACGCGCGTCATGTTCCTGCCACTGTTTCGCGTGTGCCCAGGCATCACTACCCGCAAAGATAATTACCTCTGTGTCTTTGTGTTTTATTCCGCGTGGCTGTTTTTTTACGTTCGGTGCCAGTTTCATTTTTTACCCCTGAATACGTTAAGCATCTTTTTTATTTCCTGAATATTGGCGCGTGCTTTCTCCCTGCTGGTGGGCACGTTACGCGGTACGGCCTGCACAAGAGAAAAATCACGGTCGAACTGATAAACAGGCATCACGCAATCATATTCGTAGCCTTCACGACGGTAGGTTACGCGCCGTTCCTCCACGCCCTTAATTATTACCGTGCCGCCGTACTTATCGCGGTAAATATCCCCGCGCATGAATTTAGTGCGAGTTTTGCCGCTGGCAGTTAAGCCAGGATATTTAAGTTTCATTATTTTTATTCTCCGGTGTGGGGCGCTTTATACTGGTCGTGTAATGTCTCTATTTCCTGCAACTCATTTATTACAGACTCAAGAAGCGTTATTAATGCCGTGACAATCCTTGATTTCTGTTTATCACGCTCATTATCGCCAAATGTTTCCAGACACATTTGCAATATTTCCAACATATTTTCACTGTGAGAAAGTGCAAGAAATGCGCGGTCTGTTATTTCAATGTAAATATCACGCATAACCCCGTTACTTTATTCGTACCCCTTATAATGGGGTGTTAGCCAGCCAGACCCGGCATGATTACTGCCCCCAGTCGTCCATGATCCGGGGGGTGATGTCACCGGGTCTGGTGGGGCGCTGGTAACCGCTAATAGGGGTCAGGTCAGGCACTTTTGCCGGGACCGTCTGTAACGTGGATGCCGGTACCTGCTCCCCGTGGTTATCTGGTTAACCCATATACAAGGGAGACAGAATGACCGAATCCAGCGATTACGAATCCGTCCAGGTCTTTATCGGCGTTGATGTCGGTAAAGATACGCATCACGCTGTTGCCATTAATCGTTCAGGTAAACGCCTGTTCGATAAAGCATTACCCAACGACGAAAACAAACTCAGGTCGCTAATATCTGACCTGAAACAACATGGTCAGATACTGCTGGTTGTTGATCAGCCAGCTACCATCGGTGCGTTACCTGTCGCCGTTGCCCGCTCAGAAGGAGTCCTTGTCGGATACCTCCCTGGACTGGCCATGCGCCGCATAGCCGACTTACACGCCGGTGAAGCTAAAACTGATGCTCGTGACGCTGCCATCATTGCCGAAGCTGCCCGTACCCTGCCTCACGCGCTACGCACGCTGAAACTGGCTGACGAGCAAATCGCCGAACTCTCCATGCTCTGCGGCTTCGATGATGATCTTGCCGCACAGAAACGCAGGCCAGCAACCGTATCCGCGGCCTTCTGACCCAGATACATCCGGCACTGGAGCGCGTTCTCGGTCCGAGACTTGAGCACCCGGCGGTACTCGATCTTCTCCAGCGATATCCCTCACCAGAAAAACTCGCTTCGCTGGGTGAGAAGAAGCTGGCAGCCCAGCTCTGCAAACTTGCGCCTCGTCTGGGTAAACGCCTTGCAGCAGACATAGCTCAGGCACTGGCCGAACAAACCGTCGTCGTTCCCGGCACGAATGCCGCTGCCGTAGTACTGCCACGTCTGGCACTCCAGCTCATCACGCTGCGTAAGCAAAGAGACGAGGTGGCGCTTGAGGTAGAACAGCGAGTTCTTGCTCACCCTCTTTACCCGGTCCTGACCAGTATGCCCGGAGTCGGTGTCAGGAGCGCAGCCAGACTCCTCACCGAGGTCGCCTGCCGCGCCTTCGCCTCTGCCGTACATCTCGCTGCTTATGCTGGCCTTGCGCCGGTAACTCGGCGATCCGGCTCGTCAATACGCGGTGAGCATCCCCCGCGACGGGGTAATAAAGCTCTCAAACGGGCGTTGTTCCTGTCGGCCTTCGCCGCGCTCAGGGATCCGCTCTCCAGGGCTTACTACACCCGCAAAATGAGTCAGGGAAAACGACACAATCAGGCGCTTATCGCCCTGGCGAGACGACGCTGCGACGTTCTGTTCGCCATGATGCGCGACGGGACTTTTTATACCCCGCAGGGGTCATAACATGCTTGACAACTTAATAGGGGCACGTTACGCCCCGCCATAATGCGGGTATGGGTAGGTTTACGGACACAAAAAAACCGCATATCGGAATGTAAGCGGCTGTCCGCTTTGCTATTCAGGCTGTCAAACCCGGTCGCCATGTGGGCGACGGGGGAAGAATACAGCCCCACGGTAATTTTTTGCAAGTTGTTTTTACGCATGGCCAACCCCCTGACGAATACGGGCCGCGAATACAGCAACACAACCGGACGGGCAATGGTTACGCGCTTCGCGTTCAGTCCAGGCGGTGACGTGGATGATTTGGGACTCTGACGCACCAAAGGCGATAAAGCGCCAGAGAAAGGCGGTTTGAGAATGTACAAGGGTAGGGGTAGTAGCCATGTCGGCAGCCTCCTTGATTGATGGAATGTAACCACCGCCGGAGGTCCTAAGCTCGCTGGCGGTGGACTGTACAGGGTTAGGACTACTGGCAATCAAGGGAACCAGCCTACCCGAAGGTAGCCCCATACAGCCCACCATTGTATAGGTGTGCGTGTGCGTCGATACAAAAAAAGACGTGTGCGGCGTCTGTATCGCCTCGATTGTCAGCGGGGTCCTAATCCCGGCACCCGTTTTATAAGGTGCACGCGAATCATAGCCTTGGCTGGCAGTGGCGATCAACTGGTTTTTCATACCCGCTTTATTCAGGTTGTGCGAGTCCCGCCCTTGCAGGTGTGTGGTATGATTTAACATAGCTACCTCGATACTGTTGCTATCGTTGGTGGTTAGACGCCCTGCATGTGTTGCGAGCACTGCGGGGCGTTGCTTAATTTGAGTGACAAAACTCAAACTGTGCGCACAGATTAAAATCATGTGTGCGCACATGTCAATACTTAACATCTCATTTTTTTTGCTGTATTGTGTGCGCCCATAAAGTCCATTTAAGTGAGGTGCATCAATGTCTAGCGGTAACACAAACAACAAATCAGCAAAGAAAAATATTCGATTCCCACATGAGCTTATAGATGGGGTTGATGCCAGCGTTGAACAAGAAAAATTAACTAATCCTAGTGCTAATTTTTCCGCATGGGTCTTAGATGCCTGTGGACGCAAATTAAAATATGAACAGCGCCGGAAGGCCAAAGAATCAGAATAATCACTATCAGCGCCGTGGCGTGAGGTGCTACGGCGCATTGCTTTACAGGTACACACAATGACCAACAAAGAATCAACCAATACACCATCGCAAAAAACGAACAGAGAGCACGAAAATATGGCGCTCGAGCATGAATCAGAAAGATTCGCACCATGTGCTTTTGCCCTTGAGCAATTCCTAAAAGAGTACAGGGAAACGCGCTCATTGCAGGTATGGCAACGAACTGAACCAGACTGATTGCATTGCCCACCAGCCTGATAGCGTCTATCATCCCCGTGCTTATGTTTGGGATCACATACACATAAGGCGCAGCGGGTTAATTGTTCAGAAAGGCGGCTCCATATCGGGGCCGCTTTTTTCGTGTTTGTCATATCTGTGATACCCGTTAAGCAGCCGTTCCGCGTGCTTCCTGTTCGCGTTCTTTCTGCCAGGCCAACACATCATCCTCATACCATCCGCGACGGCGTAAACCAACGCGAAAACCCTGCGGAAATTCTCCGGCGTTGATCATGCTTTGCAGCGTGCTGTCTGCCTTGATGTGGATAATTTTTTTTACTTCCTAGCGAAAGATAATTTTTCTGATTGCTTCCATCGTGATTTACCTTGTGAATCCGGTGTATTCCGGTGACAAATACGGTAAATCATCGGATATGGGTAAAAACAGTTCCCACCGTTTTTATATTGATGATTTGAAATGGAATTATAAAAAAAGCGGCATTTCTGCCGCTTCCAGGATTGTTACCGCCATTTTTGGGGCCTGCCTCCGATCTTCATAGATGCCGGACGTACGACCTTATCAATACTTACCGCCAGATTTCTGGAAGCGCCACGGGATACCAGAAAATCTACTACCTGTTTTTTTGATGGGGCCGTCGTTCTGTCCTCCGGATCGTAGGTTGACCAAAATTCATGCTGAACCATCAGGGCCAGTTGCAGCCCGTCGCAATTGCATCTGATATTTTTTTGCATCTTAACGGTTTCATGTTTCACGGCCTTGTCGTTAAATTTGATGCAATTATACGATGGTTTTACATGGTTTTCGTAGTTTTTACTGGTTTTCTGTACAGCTACACGGCTCGGATACCCCTTTTACCACTGGCGAGGGTTACGCCCGTCGCCGCAGCCTCGACAAATTCGCCCCACCAGCGCATCAGCACGATGCGTTTTTCTATGTAGTTGCTCCGGTTGTATGCCCGTCTAACTTCGTTGGTGTCGACGTGGGCAAGTGCCGCCTCTATTACGTCCGGCTCGAATCCTTCCTCGTTCGCTGCTGTGCTGAATATGGCGCGTAATCCATGAGACACCAGCACGCCAGTGAATCCCATACGCCGCAATGCTGCGTTAGCGGTCTGGCTGTTCATCGGCTGCTGTGGGTCTTTCAGACTTGGGAAAACGTAATTGCGGTGGTGGCTGATTGGTTTCATGGCCTCCAGCACCGCCATAGCCTGACCGGAAAGCGGGATAACGTGATCCCTGCGCATCTTCATGCGTCCGGCAGGTATCGTCCATTGCTTCGCGTCCAGGTTGATTTCATCCCACCGCGTTGATGACGCTTCGGCGGGACGGGTTACGGTCAGTAACTGCCATTCAATCAGTAATCTGGTCTGCCGTTCTGTTGCCGATACTGATAAAGCCTGCATAAGCTCCGGCAGCTGTTCGGGGCGGATTGTTGGCATATGTTTTTTTACAGGTGAGGGAAACGCCTTACGCACATTCATAGCCGGATTGGCATCAATCAGCCCACTGTTGGCGGCGTAATCCATTACCTCATTAACGCGCTGTAAAACCCGCTTGAGTGTTTCCAGGTTGCCGCGCTCCTTGATGGGTGTAAGCACCTCAACGAACCTTCGGGCGGTGAGGGTATCTATTGGCGTGTTGCCGATGAACGGGAATACATATTTATCCAGCGAACGCCAGATATCTTTAATCGTGTTGGGGGCCAGATTCTGGCTGATTTTCACCGGTACCAT